ACATGGGATCGAGGTTGTCGAGGTTGACGACGGCGTTCGTCCCATTCGCACCGTCAAGTCGTCCGTCGTCGGTCTGATCGGCACCGCGCCGGACGCGGACGAGGCGGAATTTCCACTCGACGCGCCGGTTTTACTGATCGGGTCGCCGCGCAAGGCCGCCAAGCTGGGCGGGGCCGGAACGCTCAAGGACGCCGTTGACGGCGTTTTCGATCAAACCGGGGCCGTGGTGGTGGTGGTCCGCGTCGCCGAGGGCGACGATATCGCCGCGACCCTGTCCAACGTTGTCGGCGACGCCGCGACCAAAACCGGCGTTCACGCCTTCCTGGCGGCGCAATCCTCGGTCAAGGCGACGCCGCGCATTCTCGCGGCCCCCGGCTTCACCGGCATCCGCCCCAAGGGCAAGGCCAACCCGGTGGTGGCGGCGTTGCTGGGCGTCGCCGAGCGCATGCGGGCCGTGGTGGTCGCCGACGGTCCCAACACCACCGACACGGACGCGATCGCCTATCGCGAGGATTGGGGTTCCGCCCGCGTCTACGTGGTGGACCCGCACGCGATGGTCTGGGACACGGCAACCAACGGCCCGGTCGCCCAACCGGCGTCCGCCCGCGTCGCCGGTCTCGTCGCGCGCGTGGACAACGACCGCGGGTTCTGGTGGTCGCCGTCGAACCAAGTCGTCAACGGTATCGTCGGCGTTTCCCGGCCCGTCGACTTCAACATGTCCGATCCGAATTCGACGGCGAATTATCTCAACGAAAGGGACGTCGCCACCATCGTTCAAAAGGACGGCTATCGGCTTTGGGGCAACCGGACAACCGCCGCCGATCCCCTGTGGGCCTTTCTGTCGGTGCGCCGCACGGCGGACATGGTCTACGAGAGCATCGAGAACGCCTACCTCTGGGCCATGGACCGGCCGTTTTCGGCGCAATTGTTGCGCGATATCGCCGGCGGCGGCGAGGCCTACCTCCGCCGCCTGACGTCGCTCGGCGCCATTCTCGGCGGCCGCGTCTGGCTGGACGAGGAGCTGAACACGCCGACCGCGTTTCAATCGGGAAAACTTTATGTCGATTTCGACATCGAACCGCCGGCGCCGATGGAACGGCTGACATTCATGGCCCGCCGCGACGCCGGTTACTACACCGAAATGTTCAAGGACGCCGCGAGCGGGGAGACGTGAGACATGGACATCAAAACGCTTAAAAACTTCGCCGTCTATGTCGACGGCGTCCGCTACGGCGGTTCCGTGACCGAGGGCGAGCCGCCGAAAATCGTCATGAAAACCATCGAGTATTCCGCGGGCGGCATGCTCGGCGTCGTCGACGTTTCCACCGACACGGTCGAAAAGATGGAATTCAACATCACCGTCGCCGAATACCGCGCGGAACTGATGGCGCTGATCAACAAATCCGACGCCGCCCTGACGTTTCGGGGGGCCGCCGGTCCCGAAAACACGCCGGTCGTTATCGACACCCGCGGCCTGATCCGGGAACTCGACCTCGGCGCCATGAAGCTGGCGGAGGCGGGCGAAATCAAGATCGGCTGCGTCGCCGATTATTTCAAGCTGACGATCGGCGGCAAGGAACTGATCGAGATCGACGTCGCGAACATGGTCTTTCGGTCCGGCGGCGTCGACCACGCCGCCGGTCTCAAGGCCGCGCTCGGATACTAGGACGGGAGGACAAGGGCGATGTGGACGATCGAGGACAGGGGCGCGTTGGAAATCGCGTTGGACCATCCGGTTTCCAACGGCGACACGACGCTGAAAACGCTGACCATGCGCCGCCCGACGGTCAAGGACATTTTGCGGGCCCGCGCCGCCGGCCGCGACGAACTGGTCGCGGAAGTGGAATTGCTCGCCTGTTTGGCGGGCGTGGAGACCGCCGCCCTGGAGGCGTTGGCGGAAAGCGACTATCGCAAGCTGACGACGGCTTATGCGCGTTTTTTTCCGGATGCCGAGGCGGCGGACGAGGCCCCGGCGAAACGGACGACACCCTCTTGATTTTGGTGGGTTTGGTGGCGCGCTTTTACCGCCAACCCCTCGGCGACGTCATGACCATGCCCATTGACGAACTGATGACGTGGGCGGCCTTGCGCAAGGACATTGGAGACATCGAATGACCGACATGACGGCCTCCCTGTCGATCCGGGGGAGCGTTGACGCCTCCCTTGGCCGGGCGCTCGGGCGGACCGAAAAACGGTCGAAAAAAGCCGCGAAAAGTGTCGCCGCCGTCAACCGAAGGGCCGCGAGCGAAACCCTGCGCCTTGGCCGCTCCTCCGCCAAGCTCGGACAAACCGCGACCCGAACGGGCCGCGCCGTTCGCGGATGGACCCGCGATACCCGCAAGCTCGATACGGCCCTGGGAAGGACCGTCCGCCAGGCGGAGCGGGCGCGGATCGCCCTGAAACGCATGCGGCGCGAGCAAGGCGGACCCGGCGGCGGCATGGGCGGCGCGACCATCGGCGACATCGGTCGAACCCTGATGGCCGGGGCCGGGTTGCGGGCGGCCCTGGGCGGCGCCCTGACGATGGAGGCCGCCGAGGTTCGCCTGAAAACGGCGATAAACGCCGACGACAAGGACGCCGCCGTGAAGGCCGCGCGGGAGCAGGCCCGCCGCTTGGCGCGCGACGGTCCGATAGACGCGGTCGAGGCCATGAACGTGAATTACGCCCTCAACTCCGCCGGGCTGGACGCCGCGACCGCCAGGGGCGGCATGGGTTCGGTTCTCAAAACCGCCAAGGTCACCGGCGGCGCGGCGGAGGACGTGGGCGCGATCATGGCGACGGCCATGAACAACCTCGGCGATTCCATGATCGGCTCCGGCGCGGAAAAGATGGCCCGCGTCGGCGATCTGATGACCAAGACCCAACTCAAGTTCCAGTTCAAGAATTTCGGCCAGCTTGGCGACGGCCTCGCCTACGCCTCGTCCGGCGCGGCGGCGGCGAGGGTGTCGATCGAGCAATTGTTGACCGCGCTGGGCCAACTCAACAGCGCCGGCGTCGCCGGTTCCCGCGCGGGCACGGCCTTCAACGCCAGCTTGCGGTCCATGGGCAAGGCCGCCGGGGAACTCGACTTCGAATTGGTTCGGGGCGCGGACGGGGCCATGGATTATTTCCGCACCTTGAAAAACCTGAACGAGGCCCTGGCCGATTACGACGACATCGACGATCGCAACGACGTCATTCAGAAAATTTTCGGCGACGAGGGCAAGGCGGCGATTATTCCCCTGCTTGGAAAACTCGACGCCGCCGCCGCCGATCTGCGGGACGTGACGGAAGGCTCCAAGGGCGCGGTCGAAAAAAACTACGAGATGTTCCGAAAGTCCGAGGGCGGAAAATTGAAAGCCGCCATCAACGCCGCCGCGCAACTGGGCGAGGCCATCGGCGCGAGCCTGTTGCCCGCCGTCAACATGGTGGTCGTTCCCCTTGGCGCGATGGCCGGCGGCCTCGCCGACATCATCGAGAAACACCGCGTACTCGGCGCGGCCATCGGCGCCGCCGTCGCCGGGTTCGGGGCCTTCAAGGCGGCCCGGATTCTGGGCGGCGTCCCGCGATTGTTGCGGGGTCTCGGCGGCCGGGGCCGGGTCGGCGGTCCACTGGGCGGCGGCGTCGTGCCGGTTCGAGTGGTGAATTTTCCGGGCGGCGCCATGGGCGGCCGCATGGGCCGAAGAGGCCGGGGCGGCCGCATGGGCCGGGTTGGTCGTATCGGCGGGCTTCTGAAATCCGGCGGTGGCCTTCTGAAATCCGGCGGCGGGCTTTTGGGCCGGGTCTCCGCCCCGCTGGCCGCCGCCGCCTACATCCCCGATTTGGTGGCGGGCATCGGTTCCGGCTCCGGCAAGGAAATCGGCCGCGCCCTCGGCGGCGCCGGGGGAACTCTCGCCGGCGCCGCGATCGGGGCGACGATCGGTTCCGTCGTGCCGATCGTCGGCACGGCCATCGGCGGCATCGCCGGGGGCGTGATCGGGGCCATGGGCGGCGAATGGTTGGGAGACGCCCTGGGCGGTCTCGTCGACGGCGACAAAAACGGCAAGGCCGAACCGGAAAGGAAACAAGCCGCCGCGCCCGCGCCGGTCATGGCCGCGGGCCGGGGCAATCGCCCGAGGACATCGCGCGGGCCGTGCAACGGGTCGTCGAGCGCGAACGGCGGGGACTGCTCCATGACTAGGGTGACGATGCGGCTCGGCGCGTACAAGTTTTCCCTGGAAACCGCCGCCTATCGGCGGTTGCGCCGTTCTTCCCCTTACCGCTGGCGGGCGCGGGAACTGATCGGCGCCCGTCCGGTCCAGCAATATCTGGGACCGGGAGAGGAAACCATCGAACTGGAGGGCGCCGTTTTGCCGACCTTCCGGGGCGGGCTTGGACAGATCGACGCCATGCGCAAGGAAGCGGATCGGGGACGCAAACTGATGATGGTGGACGGGCGCGGCCTCAACTGGGGTTGGTGGGTCGTCAAGCAAATCGAGGAAACCGCCACGCATTTAACGGCGGACGGCGTTCCCCGGAAAATCGAGTTCCGTCTTTCCCTGGCGGCTTATGGAGGCGACGCGTGACAAGTTACGAAACCCGCGACGGCGATATGTTGGACGCCATTTGCTTCCGGCGTTACGGGTACGCGCCGATGGCGGTGGAGGCCGTGTTGGAGGCCAATCCCAAGCTGGCCGACCTGGGGCCGACGTTCCGGGCCGGGGTTTTGATCGCGTTGCCCGACCTGCCCGCCCCGTCCGCCGAGGCGACCACGAGATTGTGGGATTGACGCCGTGAAGCCCGTTTTTACCGTCGCCGCCGACAATCGGGACATTACCGCCAAAATCGCCGATCGGCTGGTTTCTTTGAGGGTGACCGACGAGGCCGGCGTGCGATCCGACACCTGCGTCGTCGCGCTGGACAATGGGGACGGCGCGATCGTCCCACCGAAAACCGGCGCGGAATTGGCCGTCGGCCTCGGCTACGAGGAAACCGGAATCGTCCGGCTCGGGGTTTTCACCGTCGGCGAGGTCGAACTCTCCGCGCCGCCGCGAACCCTGACCATTCGCGCCCACGCCGCGAAAATGGCCGGCGCCCTGAAGGCGGAAAGAACCCGCTCCTTCGAGGGCCGGACATTGGGCGACATCGTCCGCGCCATCGCCGCCGAGCACGGCTACGAGCCGAAAATAACCGACGATCTCGCCGCCGTCGATCCCGGCCATCTCGACCAGATCGCCGAAAGCGACATGCATTTTTTGACCCGGCTGGCCAAGGATCGCGGCGCGGTCGCCAAGTTCGCCCACGGGTTCTTGTTGTTCGCCCCCCAAGGCGAGGCGAAAGCCGTGTCCGGCAAGGCGCTGACCCCGATCCGGATTCGGGGCGGAGACGTTGCCGGCTACACCTACACGACGGCGGACCGCGCAAGCTACGCCTCCGTCGAGGCCGTCTGGCGGGATGTGTCCGCCAACCGCGAACGAATCGTCGCGGCGGGTTCCGGCAAGCCGGTCAAAAGGCTGCGCCGGGTTTATCCGAACGCCGAGACCGCCGGGGCCGCCGCCGAGGCGAAACTGGCCCGGCTGACGCGGGGCAAGGTGTCCCTAAACCTTCAATTGCCCGGGCGGGCGACGGCGAGCGCCGAGGCGCCGTTGAGACTTGACGGCCTGCACCCGGAAATCGACGCCGTCCCCTGGGTCGTCGACCGCGCCGTTCACGATCTCACGAACCGGGGATACGCGCTGACCATCGACGCCACCGAAAGGACAAAACAATCATGAACACGCCCCGAAAAGACGGGGGTCGGGCGGCTGCAACCGCCCGAACCGGGCGTTCCGATCGCCCACGACAAAAGCCGCCCCGCCGCTCTCCAGAGAGTGGGGCAAATCTAGGAGAAACCCGCCATGGAGTCCATGCGCGTGAAATCCATCAATCCCGTCGCCCCCTACATCGGCGGCAAGCGCAATCTGGCCCG